TGTTTTTCAGATTGAGACCATGGATTGAATATGCGAAAATATGGTTGAGAGTCGGCACCAGTGGAAGCAACCCATTGCCAATTACCATTATTACTTGCTGGATCATAATCTATTAAATGCTGAGCAAAATATTTTTCACCCTCTTCCCAATTAATTAGTAATGTTTTAATCAAAAAACTAGCTGTTATTAATCGTGCACGATTATGCATATATCCGGTTGTATTCATTTGACGCATACCAGCATCTACTATAGGATATCCTGTAATTCCTTTTTTCCACGCATTTAAATGTGATGTATTTTTCTCCCATTTTATTTTCGCATATTTTTCTTTTAATGGATTTCCTAAAACTTGTGGATTAGAAAATAATAATTGGGCGTAAAATTCACGCCATATTAATTGTTTTATTAAATCGCTTTTTATACCAAGAGCAGATTTCATTTTGTGATAAGTTTCTCTTATGGATACGGTTCCGAATTTCAAGTAAGAACTTAATAATGTCGTTTGGGTGTCAAGGTCATTTCGCGTTTTATTATATTCTTTGAATTTTCCGATATTATTCAGTATTTTCTCTCCATATTCTCTACCACCAACCACAATTTTATTTTCATTTGGTTCTGTATATTTTAAATACGCATCCATTAATGAAATGTCACCATCTTGTTCAGTAGTAAAATTATATTTTCTAATATATGTTGGTTTTTCTACATTTAATGACAACACCTTATTATAATAAGGTGTAAACTTTGTATATGGTGTATCGCTACCAGAAAAAACAGTCCCTGGTTCATATAAATAATAATCTTGCTTCGTAACACATTCAATATTTAATCCACTACATACCTTTTTTATACTATCATCCCTCTTTTTGGCATATGGAGTAATATCCCAATTGAAAAATACTGCTTCTATTTTCCATTTTTTTATTAATTTTTTAATTACTGTATCATTCTCACCATAATAACAATTCAAATTTCCACTGTGTTGTTTAATATTTGCTTGTAAATCATCTAAACTTTCTATCATTATTTGAATAGCGTTATCAGATTTATATTTATTTTTATCACTTACTTGTTCAGGTGTAAATATAAATATTGGATATACATTTTTACATTTTTCGATTGCTTCTTTTAATGTTATATTATCTTGTATGCGTAAATCTCTTCTGAAAATAAACAATCCATTTTCAAACATAATATATAATATTTATATATATTTATATATCTCTTACATAAATAATAATAGGTATAATTATTATTTATCGTTGATGAAATAATTTAATCTAATTTAATCTAATTTAATCTAATTTAAATGTCAAGTGAAACTGTATTTTTCTCAGATTTTCTGCGTTTAGACCTAATAGGAACATTATCATTTTGCATTTCTTTCAGTTCGCTTATGCTAATAGTACTTCCTTTATCATCATTGTCATTTTGAATATCAACCGCGGTTTTATTTACTTTAAGTCCGGAAAGAAGGCTTGAAATATCAGAAGGACCCTTCATTTCTGGTCGTCTGGAACTTCTTTCTTGTGCTGGTATATTTCTACTAGCATTAATATCAGGACGATTTGGTAAAGGTACATATCCTGGTCTTACTGGAGGTGGTGTTGCCGATGGTCCTTGTGTTGCCATTGGGGGAGGAGGAGCCCCTCTAGATTGTTGACTAAATTGGGATTGTTGAACCTGAGGCTGAGATTGAGGTTGAGGTTGAGGTTGAGGTTGTCCTTGTCCACCCATCATATTCATAAACCCTCCTAATCCTGGATTAGATTGTCCCATTGAATTTACAGCAGCACTTGTAAATTGTTGCATTAATTCAGGATTTTGGCGCATAATATCATCCATACCAGGCATAGCTGATTTGAACATAGAATTTGTCATATGAATCATCATTGCACTACCACCTAACTGAAACAATAGTTTAAGTTCTGGTGCCATACTTGCTTTTGATTGGTATTTTTCATGTAACTCGGCGAATATATCATCATAATCATCAATATTTTCATTTATTTGTTCTGACCAACCATCTAGTTTAACATCAAATGGGTCAAAACGATTGTTTAAAAATTCCAATCCTGTAATTGCCGCCATTAACATTTTTCCTTGAAATTTAACTGAATTTTTTTTCTCTTTTTCGGCAACAATTGTTTCATATTCTCCACGCATCTCTAATAAATTACTTTCCATGTCATATCTTTTTGTTAATTTAACGCCTTTTTTTTCAAGATCTTCTAATTTTTGTAAATATTTGAACTTTTCTTTTAGTGTTGCTTCTTTACTTAATTGTGGTTCAGATGAAACCTTTTGTATGTCTGGATTGATAGGGACATTATTGAATTTTCCAAATCCATCCCATGTTTTTTTATCGTCTTCATGGTTACCTGCGGTTGATTTACCGATATCAATATTAACTGGTTCAGGTGTAGATAATAATGGTTCTTCAACTGGTATATCATCATTTAATTTAAATGTTCCAGAAAGCATATCACTTCTCGCTTCTTTCATACTTTTCTTTGAACCAACTGTGAGGTCATTTAGTTCATCTTCCAAATTAGTCAAATCATTTATATCAATATCCGATGTCATTCCTCCACCTCCTGAACTTTTTTTCTTGTCATTCATTAATAGCTCAATTCCCATTCCAAAATTTGCAGATTTAGTACCTCCAACGTTAGTATCTTGTATATCATTATTAATATTAATTGTATTGCCTGAATCTAAAGAACTTATTTCGATAATTTCTGGGTTACTCATTATGAATTAATTAGAACTTTAATTTTTAAATCAAACACATTAATTATATATTATTTTGTCTTTCAAGAACCATATGCCTTGTAAAAAACAATCGGCTAAATCATCCTTTTTATTATGACTATGAAACATTTCTAAATTATCAGATAGATTATCATTATTAATCAATAATTCTTCGCAAATCTCAATTCCTTTTGATTTCCTTTCACTATATGTTGTCTTTGTACATACATAATCCTTTAATTTATTCGATGCTGAAATAAATTGTATATCGTATACATTCTTCATGATAAAATATTGTGCTATCATTCCTTGAAGTGTTTTCATTCGACTAGCAATTGTACTAATTTGATTCTCAATAATAACTGTGTCTATTTTTACATTTGTATATAAATCATCTAGTAACTCTTTCATATTTATTCCTATATCTATTAAAGATAAGTCGTTCGTCCTAACTTTATTTGAAAATGGTATAAAATATTTATTTTCGAAATACTCTTGTAAGTAATCCAATAATAATATCTTACTCTGTTTTTTTTCAAATATAATATTATATTCTTCTAATTTTTCTCGTAAATCTACTATTTTATATTTTTTTAGTCTACATAATTCCAATTCTTTCGGAATAATGTCAGTATTATGTTCTTTCGTGTGTTTTTTACATGAAAAAATATCTTTGAATTTGTAATTAGCATTCTTACCACATTTACATTTAATTGATACTTCTTTACATAAATTAACAACATCCCAGTGTATCAGTTTGTAAGATTGATTGTTTTCAATATTAAACAAACATAATGCCAAATTCTTTATTCCTACATCTATACTTAAAATATTCATGTATACTACGATAATGTAATATTTGAATACTTTTTAATTGTAAATAATTTGATAAATATATTATTAAATTATTATATTAATTCGGATTGGGAAGTCTTTGTTTTAATAATTCTGCTTGTGTTATAGAAGGCGCTACCATCCTAGATTGTAATTCGTATGATGATAAATAAATATTTTTTAAATCACTTGTTTCATATCCATAAGGTTGTGATTTATCTACACATGATTTATATAGGAATGGTGTATTTTGTGTGGGTTCACTTGTTTTTAAAGCAGGACAATAACATGAATTATCACATGATTCTAGTTGATTAGATTGAATAATAGAATCCGCGTTTTCTGTTAAATATTGTCTATACTTCCAATTTGAAGTAATATTATTTTCCTTTCTGATTTCTTCGTTTAATTTAGAACCGGGTTGCCATTTTGCAAAATTTCTTCCATCCATCATAATTGGTGGAAAATCAAAGTGAATATTATTTGATCCTTGATAACATGTTCCCCAACTCATTTATATATTATATATGAGAAAATCTATTTACTTGGAATCCTCTAAGAGTTTAATTAGTTCCTTCTTATTCTTTTTTTCTCCTTTTTCAATGAGATTACTACTTTCAGCAAGTTCTCGTAAAGCAACCACTGTCATATATTTATAGTCTTCTATAACTGGTTTTACGCTGTTTAATTGCTTTACTATGGAGGATTGTTTCGACATATTTGAATTTTCGTCTACTTTAGACATGTCATTTTTATCATTGTCGCTATCACTCTCAATATCACTCTCAATATCACTCTCGCTATCACTATCTTCATCAATTTCATCTAAACTTTCTACAACTAAAGGAACAATTTCTTCTAAAGTATCATTATTTAGTTGAATTACTTTGACATTGTCTTCTTGTCCTTCTTGTCCTTCTTGTCCTTCTTGTCCTTCTTGTCCTTCTTGTCCTTCTTGTCCTTCTTTAGTTGTATGTAAGATTTCTACAATAGTCTCATCATCAGAATCAGAATCAGAATCAGAATCAGAATCAGATGATTCATCATCACTAACCTCAATCAAATCTTCTTTAGAATGAAAACTAGGTTGATGAAGTATAGGTATTTCATCTATAGGATTTGTCATATTATTGTGTGGTATATTTGACATTTCCATATTCGTTATAAATGATTGTAAAACTTTTGCTTGGTCCATTTGCGCCTTCTCTAGAACTGATATTGTTCTTTTAAAATAGAAAAATAACAACGATACTAAAATAAATATCGTTCCTAAACAAATAAGTGTGATGGGGTTAAATAAATATTCTTGCATTATTAAATATTTGATATATTAATAAAAATAGAAATAAACGTATTACTCTGTATACACTTATTTTTCAGATATAATAAATATATTATATTATACCTTTTTGCATTGTAAATATTCAAGGTTGTAAAAAAAATTGAAGTTAAATAAATATAATATGTTACAGAAATATATAAGAATATCCGTTCATAAAATGACACAGCAGCCTCTACCCCCGTCCTCAAGACGAAATGTTGGTATTATTTTGTCGAGTATGTTAGATGAGTTTCCTCAAGAATTGGATATAGATAAGTTTATAATATTAAAGGAAAGTCTTGAAAAGGTCCATGACAATATCATTCGTTCAGCTCCTGAAATTATTCACTCGAATTATTTCTGGAATATCATAAGTGATTATCTGAATTCGTTCGTTACTGCACAAGATTATAGTAATATACAATGGATTAAACATGTTATTGATATTTTCACCAACCAACCCCCATCAGTATCACAACTGGGTAGTCCGCGTGAATCATCACATATCCACCAATGTACCCAGAACCACCAACGCCAGAGGACTTAAAAATATTTCTAATGAATACCACCAACACCCAAATTAGAGTTTCTCTCACTACACGGTCCTCTAGTGAACTGTATGAATTAAACTGAATTAAACTGAATTAAACTGAATTAAACTGAATTAAACTGAATTAAACTGAACTGGTGTAATTTTCACACATGACTTATTATTCAAAATTGAAACATTAGGTTGTATATGGATACTAGAATTTGGTGTTCGCAGATGAAAATATACACATAATAGTATAAATAATACAAAACAACCAAATCCTATAAATATTTCGTTTGACTTTATGATACAACATTCATTTCTTTTTTCTGAACAACACATCATTGAATCGTCAAATTTTTTGGTTATGTCTTTATTTCTTATTTCAAGAAAACCACACATTTCTGATTTTTGTAGATATCTAGGTTCTCCTGTGTTACATAGAATGGTTGGTTGAGACGTTGGATATGAAGATGGTAACGATGTAGAACTACGCTTACAACAATTATTTATATTATCTGCACAACAATCAACAACTGTTTTACAAATGTCACAATTTTCTGGAAAAATCACATCTAAATTGTCACGTTGACATGTATCGATAGAATTTTCATATTGATATCCATTATAATCAAAGTTACAATTAATATGATAATATTCTTTTTTTTTGCAGTTTTGTAAACAACTCATTATAGAGTGATGTAAAAACAAAATATGTATTAAATAGAATATCAATTTTTATTTCTAATTATGTAATATTTTATTAGTGTATATTACAAAAACTGACTATGTGTAAATTTTTGTAATTTGTCCTATTTGTCATTAGAACTCCGGAATATATGTATATCCAAGGATGAAAAATAATTAATAGAGTCATCTAATATTGATGTCGGATAATCTAAGTCCGTTAATACCTTTAATCCACCTTTTATAATTGAAATTCCATTATTTACAATATATGTGTAATTAAAATTTAATTTATCTATTTGTTCCA